GCACCGAAGTCCTGAAGTGGGCAGAGGGTAAGCTCAAGAACCCCAAGCGTTCTACTCTCAAGCCTGAACCTTGGGAAGAAGTGACTGAGGGTAAGTACCAAGTCAAGTTTAGCTGGAATGACGAAACCCGTCCGCCTGTTGTTGACAGCGAGGGTACGTTGATCACCGACGAGGACACGCCGTTGTACGGTGGCTCCAAAGTCAACCTGGCTTTCTATCAGAAGCCGTACATTCTCAAGGATGGGGTGACCTACGGCACTAGCCTCAAGCTGGTGGGCGTCCAGGTGATCGCCCTTAACACCTCTGCTGGTGTTGACACTGGTGACATGGATCAAACCGATGTTGCCGAGTTGTTCGGTAAGACCACTGGCTTCAAAGCTGGTGAGCCGAACATCACTTCCAACGATGAAACTGTTGACGACGACTTCTGATGTTTAGATCAGGCTTGGAGCAGAAGGTTGCTGACCTTCTCTCCAGCTTGAAGGTGAAGTATGAATACGAAGATCGCAAAGTTCCTTATCAACTGCAATGCAACTACCTCCCAGACTTTCATTTGATCAATGGTGTCTTTCTCGAAGTGAAAGGACGCCTGACAAGCGAGGACCGACGGAAGATGATAGCAGTAAAGAAGAGCAATCCAGACTTAGATATTCGCTTCGTCTTTCAAGCACCTTATAACAAGATCTACAAAGGATCTAAAACCACCTATGCGAAGTGGTGCGAGAAGCACGGCTTCCCATGGACTTCATACACTTCCATCCCAATCGAATGGCTAACCTAAAGTACGGCACAGTTGACTACTACGCTGAACATTTTGGTGACATGTTGGCGGATATAAACAGTGAAGAGCCTGCTACCACCGACAACCTCATCAAAGGTTTCTTTATTGCTGTTGACGACTGGTTCAACTATCACGAACAACAAGCTAATGAATACGCAAAACTCCGACAGCGAGTTCGTGAGGCACTTACCATGTAACACTTGTGGCTCATCGGATGCGAATTCTTTGTATTCCGATGGGCACACTTTCTGCTTTGCATGTAACACTTATGGACACACAGAAGAAGTTGTTCACACTCATAAAATGACCACCAATGTTCAACTACGTGGCTCAGCCGAACGGCTGCAGAAACGACGTATCTCCCAGAAAGTCTGTCAAAAGTACAGAATCCACAAAGACGGAGACGTTCTACGCTTCTATTATTTCAGCGAGTCTGGAGTTCTTGAAGGATGTAAAGTAAAAACTAAAGACAAGGTATTCACCTATGAAGGACACGTACCAGGAACCCTCTTTGGACAACATCTCTTTCCTGCCACTGGCAAACGAGTCGTTATCACCGAAGGAGAACTCGATGCAGCTTCGTGTAGTGAAGCTATGCCGACATGGCCGATGGTATCACTACCTAGCGGTGCCGCTTCGGCAAGGAAGTCGGTTCAACGGGTTATCCCATGGCTCCAGGGTTATGAGGAGATTGTCCTGTTCTTCGACAATGACGAGGCAGGCCGTAAGGCGGCGGAGGATGCAGCAAGCGTCCTACCACCTGGCAAGGTCAAGATCGCTCGTCTTGAAGAGTATAAAGATGCATCAGATGCGCTGCAAGCAGGCGATGCAGAGGCTATTAGACGCGCAATCTGGGATGCTAAAGAGTACAGACCAGACGGCATTGTAGACGGCAAATCCCTCCTAGAACTTGTAACAACACCTACACCTCCAGCTGATCATGAGTACCCGTTTAGAGGAATACAAAACAAATTGCACGGGATCCGATTTGGAGAGCTTGTCACGATTACTGCAGGATCTGGTATTGGAAAATCCTCGTTCTGTCGTGAACTTGCGACTCACCTTCTCAACAAAGGAGAACGGGTCGGTTACCTGGCTCTTGAGGAGTCCAATCGACGTACTGCACTTGGACTGATGTCCGCCTCTGTAGGCAAGTCCCTACACCTTGGCGAACACGACCGAGAGACGCTTGTTAAAGCATACGATGACACACTTGCTAATTGGAATCTCTATTTATTCGATGGTTTTGGTTCTTTTGATCCTGACCTCATCTATAACCGAATCGAATATCTCGCTACAGGACTTGACGCGAGAGTTATTTTTCTAGATCACTTGTCTATCTTGCTGTCCGGTTTGGACGGTGATGAGCGGCGTATGATCGACACAACCATGACCAAGCTGCGATCTCTTGTTGAACGAACAGGAGTCGCAATGTTCCTCGTCTCCCACCTCAGGCGAACATCATCTGATACCAACCACGAGGAAGGAGCACGTGTTACACTTGGACAGCTGCGCGGAAGTGCGGCAATTGCACAACTCTCTGACGGAGTTATTGCACTCGAAAGAGACCAACAGGCCGCAACTGGAGGAAGTGATACAACAGTGCGAGTCCTTAAAAATCGCTATTCGGGCGAAGTTGGCGTCGCGTGCAATCTAAGTTACGATCTATCTACCTGTAAATTCAATGAAACTCAACCCCAAGCAGAGTTTGATCCAACCACTGACTTCTGAGTATCTCAAGGACGTGTACAACGCTGAGCTAAAACGACCCAAACCTCCCACTCCTGAAGCAGTTGCGAAAGCACAGTTCAAAGACAAAACGTACCACTGGAAGGGATCTGCAGCGCATAAGGCTGCTAACGTACAACCTTCTAACTAACGGGCTTATATTTGTGACAAACCTATTTATCGTAGCTGGTGTAATTCGTCACTGGAATGACATCCCTAATCTTTGACATAGAAACAAACGGACTGTTGCATGATCTCTCCTGCATTCATTGTCTGGTCATCTATGATGTCGAAGCTGATCAAACCCTTTGTTACAATGACGAAGGTAATACCGAGCCTGTGGTTCGTGGTATCAGCCGACTCGAAGAAGCCGATCAAATCATCGGACACAACATCATAGGTTATGACATACCTGCTATCAAAAAACTCTACCCGTGGTTCACTCCAAAGGGTCAGATTGTTGATACACTAGTTCTGTCTCGTCAGTACCATGCTGACCTGTACACTCTTGACTCACGTCGCAAGTGGAAAGGTATGCCGATGCAGCTCTACGGGCGTCACAGTCTCGAAGCCTACGGGTATAGACTGAATGAAGCAAAAGGCACGTTTGCCAAAGACACAGACTGGAGAACATGGTCACAAGAGATGCAGGACTATTGTGTCCAAGACGTTAAAGTGACTACAAAATTATGCGACCACTTCCATCCCTACCTGACTGGCTCACGTTAGAGCATCGGGTAGCACAAATACTTACTGAACAGGAACTGCATGGATGGTATTTTGACGAGCCTGCTGCATGGCAACTTACATCTGCTCTCCAACGAGAGTTGGAAGAAACTTGTGAGTTACTACGAAACAGGCATCCTTACGTCAAAGGATCGGAGTTTACTCCTAAGCGACCTAACAAGACCCAAGGATATATAGCAGGTGCCACATTCACGCGCCTTAAAGAACTCAATCCATCGTCACGTGATCATATCGCGTGGATCCTCCAGACACATCACGGTTGGAAACCTACCCAACTGACTGCCACAGGTAAGCCTATCATTGACGAACCTATCCTCAAGGACATAGGTAACGAAGCAGCTGACATGTTTCTACGTGTCCTGACTATCACCAAGATGCTGGGTATGCTCAGCGAAGGTGACAATGCTTGGCTAAAGCTTGTACGAAACAACCGAATACATCATCACTGTTCCGTCGCAACTAACACTTTTAGGTGCGCCCACCGTAAACCAAACCTTGCACAAGTTCCTAGCGATGCAGACTTCAGAAAACTGTTCACAGCCACGCCAGGTCAAGTCATGGTTGGCGCTGACCTTAGCGGTATTGAGCTTAGGATGCTCGCTCACTACCTTGCTCGTTACGATGAAGGTCGTTACGCAAGTATCCTCCTTCACGGCGACATTCACCAAGAAAATGCCGACAAAATTGGCATCTCCAGACGTGCTGTCAAAACCGTCACCTACGCTTTCCTCTATGGGGCAGGTGATGCCAAACTAGGTAGAAGTTATGATGCCCAACTATCTGAAAAAGAAGCGAAGAGAAAGGGTAAAGAGATACGCCAGGCTTACATGGATGCAGTACCAGGACTTGAGAAACTGGTTACTGCGGTTAAGTCCAAGGCGGAATCCGGTTACATCAACTTGTGTGACGGTCGCCGCTGCTCTGTTGATGGTAGCCACAAGGCTCTCAACTACCTCTTACAAGGATCTGCCGGAGTACTAGCGAAACGGTGGCTCCTGATCAACCACGAAAACACACGTGAGCTATGCTGTTCTCAGCTAGCATTTGTACATGACGAAATCCAATTCGAGTGCGACCCTAAGCACGTCGAACCTTTACGAGCATCCTTGGTTCAGTCAGCTGAGGCTGC